CCATGCGCCACCTGCCGCCCAAGTGGATGAGCAAGCGAGAGCTGCGCGACCTGGATATGCGCACGGCTGCCGCGACGGCGCGCGCCCAGGGCATGCCGCAGACGGCCTACACCACGATCAACAAGCACCTCTCGACGATCTCGCCGCTTTACAAGTGGCTGGCGGGGCAACCGAAATGGGCAGGCATGCGCAACCCCTGCGACGGCCTGTTCCATGCCAAGGTGAAAGGTAAGAACCGGCGTCCGCCGTTCAGCACTGCCGCGCTCAACAAAATGCTTGGCTCGCCGTTGTTCAGCGGGTTCCTCGCGACCGATCGCGAGCATGTGCCGGGTGTCATGCGCGCCGATGACTGGCGCTACTGGCTGCCGCTCGCCGCAATGTTCACCGGCGCGCGCCTAGGCGAGATTGCGCAGCTTCGCGTCGGCGATGTGAACACACAGTTCGGGGTGTGGTTTATCCATATCCGCCATGAGGAAAAGGACGGCCTCAAGACCAAGAGTGGTAAGAGTCGGTTCGCGGCGGTTCATCCGATGCTTGAGCGCATTGGTTTCCTCGCATTCCACCAGCGCCGGCTTGAGGCCGTGGGCGGCGATCTCACCGCGCCGATGTTCCCGGAGCTGGAGCCGAACGCACGCGGGCAGATTAGCGGCATGGCTTCACGCTGGTGGCGCGATTATCTCGCTGCGATCGGGGTGAAAGACGGCGAGGCTCAGGGTGGCGACGGCTTCGGCGCCCATAGCTTCCGCCACACGCTCACCGACCGACTGCGCGTTGAAGCCGAGCTACTCGACCCGCAGATTGCCGTATGCCTAGGACATAGCGAGAAGACCACAACCGGCGGGTATGGCAGCATTCCCCAGGGCACGGTCAAGATGCTTAAGGGCTACATGGAAGCGGTGCGGTTTGACGGTGTGACGTTCGACCATCTGATCGCCGCAGAAGAAGCGCGGAAGCTCGCCGCATAGGTCCGCGACACACCGTTCGGCGGGTGTTATCGGTGCCCGCCGATAGGGTTTTTGACGCCAAACTTTAGGCACGCCGTAGGGGATTGACGTTCGCAAGGAAGTCTGTTTACGCGCACGCCCTCGCGCTCACGCCTGCGTCTATAAAACATATAATATATTTAGATTCTTGATTCAGATTCTGATTCATAAATTTCCCTCACAAGTGTTCTTCTACGAAGAACGGACTGCGTCTCGATTTTGGACAAAAATGGATGATGGTATCGGAATTAGTCAGTCCAGCAAATTCTGTCGCCATGGGCGGTGCATAGCTTTTCGGTTTGTCTTTGTTCGATTTTATGATACAATCGTCGCTATCGGATTGCTCCGGCGTTCGATCCTCCTCCTGAGGTTAACTGGGAAGGTGGCGGCCATGACCTTGACGGCGCGCTCTGATAAATCACGATCTCTCAAGCCTCCGGCGTGACCGCCATCGGCAAGCTCCCATCCGCACCAGCATAGGCCACTAGGCGCGCAGCGCCGCTAGGCACCATCGACCTGCCCATTGAGGGCATGCCCGCAACATGGGCCGTCCCAGCCGGACGCTAAAGGCGAACCGCTTTCCACCTTCTTGGTGACGCAGTGCTTCCCTCAATCAGCTCCGGTGTTTTGGTGTTCGTTTCCCCTGCCACGTCCAAGCCCACCCTTGCCGCGTCGATCGCCTCATGGCGTGACGGCAGCGAAGGCTTTTTCCGCTTCCTGGCGGACGTGCAACCGCGTGTCCCGAGCGGCACCGGCGGGTTTGTCCCGTTCGATCCCGGCCCGCGCGAACGCGCGGAGATAGCGAAGGCGCTGGACGGCGACGGCGTTTCGGTCGGCATTTTTTGCTGGCCCCGGAGGCACGGCAAAACGCTCACCAGCGCCATGATCCTTGTCTGGCGGTGCCTAACCCGGCCCAGCGAAAATATCGCTGTTGTTGCCAACTCTGAGCGGCAGGTGGTCGATACCGCATTCCGCACGATCAAGCAGGCTTTCGAGCAAACGCCTTTGCTCAAGAAACTGGTCGCGGCGGGCACGGTGAAGGTCGGTGCTGATCGTATCGAGCTGCCCAGCACCGGCAGTGTCATTCAGGCGTTCAGTTCGAACCCCTCTGCGCTTTGGGGCAAGAAGCTCAGCGCCGCCCAGATTTCCGAAATTCACTCAGCCAAGGATGGCGGCGACGGCGTGTTCGAGGCGCTGGCTGGCTCATTGCTGGACACAGCCGGATCATTGCTGCTGATCGACTCCACAGTCGCGCCGAAGTCATCGAAGCTGTGGGAGCTGTATCGCGCCGCCACGCACGAAACCGACCCGGATGCGTCAATCGCGTTCAGCCACATTCAGTATGCCGACCTTGAAGACGCCTGTGCAAACGGGCCGGCGTGGATCGCGCCTGCTAAACTGCGCTCACTCGCTCGCCAAATGTTTCCTACCAAATTCGCCTTGCTTCACCTCAACCGCTGGGGTGACGCGGCGAACCTCCTGTTTCCCGCCGCCGTGCTCGATCCTTGCGTAGTGGAATACCCGATCGACCTCAGAGCACTGGCGGCAGGTTCCGCGTCGATCGTCGGCGGCGGTCTTGACCGCGCTTTCGGCGGCACGGTCAAGGGCGACAAGACCGCGACCGCATGCGTCGCAAAGATCGCGGTCGATGACGAAGAGCACATCTATGTGCTGGACGCGGACTCCGTGCCGTTCAGCCGCATGGGCGGCATCAAGTCGCGGTTTGACGGCTATCATTCCAAATTCGGCATGAAGCGTCTGGTCCTGGAGTCCTATGGTGCCCAGGACGTTGCCGATTGGGCGAGCACACGGCCTTTCAGCGCCGGCACCGAAGTTATCCACCCCTCGCGCCCAGCTAAATATGCGGCTTTCCTGGCATTGTATCAGGCAGTGGCAGAAGGCCGGCTGCATATCAGCCCGAAGTTTAAGGAGCTAATCGCCGAGCTTCGCGCTTTCGAGGTTCACGAAGACGGCAAGGCCACCTCTGGCGCTACCACAGTGCCTAAGTTCAGCCACCCGCGCGGCGGGCACGACGACTTCGTGCATGCCCTGGTCTGGGCCGTCTATTCGCTGCGTAGCGTCACCCTGAACCCATACGAGATTGCCGGTGTCAACTGCACCGGCATCGGCGCGAGCATCGTGCATTGCGCACTGAACGGAGGCGATCACGTTCCGCCGTGTGCCGACGCATGCCGATCGATGGCCGAAGCCCGCCACCTTCACGCCGCCTATCTGGCGCGCTCGCCGCTGGTCCCGCTCGACCTCGCCCCCTTCATCGCAAGCAAGCTGCGCAACACCGGCGCGCACACGCTGCCCCGGTAACGGAGAGAATTTTGCTCGGCCTTATTCGCCCCCAAACAACCGATGTAGTGCGGATCACTTCCGGCTCGCGCGTCCGCAAGGAAGAGACCGCGCGGCGCTTGTCCTATTATTGGGATCGCCAGCACGACGCGACCTACCGTTTGATCGCCCAGCGCTTCGCCAAGCCTGAGCAGTTTCGCATCTTCTGCGTCAACATCGTTCGTGCCATCGCAGACAAGCGCGCCAGCACCTACCGCATGCCGCCCCGCCGCACCTTCACCGGCATGGATCAGGCTGCCGGTGACGCGCTCTACAAGGCCACGTCTGCCGACGCGGTGCTCAAGAAGGCGTCGCGTTACTTGGAAGTCTGCAAGACGGTCGCGCTGCAAGTCGGTTGGAACGAAGCGACCGGCACGCCAACGCTGCGCGTGCTTACGCCGAACGTGTTGGACGTGGTGTGTTCGGACCCCGAACAACCCGAGCGCGTCATCGTCACCTATCCCGGCGAGCGTGCCGAAGACACGACCTTTGCCGATTGGACGCCGACCGGCTTCCGCATGCTAAATCACAGCGGCGCGGCAAAGCCGGTGCTGGGCAATCCCGGCAACGCTAATCCCTACGGCGTGCTGCCGTTCGTGCCGTGGTTCGACCGGCTGCCCGATGACTCGTTCTGGCTTCCTGGCGGCGACGATCTTTATGCCGCCCAGGATGCTGTAAACGTCGGGCTATCAAACCTCTGGCGTGCTGTAGAATTTCAGGCGCACGGCCAAGCATGGGCGTCGGGCATTTCGGCAAACGAGGTTCTGCTAATGCGCAAAGCGATCCGCTCACTCCAGAGCCCGCCCCTGTATCCTGAATCCTGCGTCCTGAATCCTCTGTTACGTCCTCACCGGCACGGCCCATCAGCCTGCAAGGGCCTGCTTGCAGCTTGAGGCTTGCAGCTTGCAGCCGCGAGCATGGAGCGAGCCGCCCTT